AATGATGCCGCCAACACCAGAACAAGTGCAACAAATGCAACAACAACAAATGCAGCAACAACAACAAATGCAGCAGGAACAAATGCCGCAAGAAGGCCAGCCAATGCAATAATGTTGCATTAATATATATTATCTAATGGAGCGCAAAATGCCTACAGTAACTAGTGAAAACAAAGCTGAATTTGATATGGATTTTTTGAAGAAAAAAGGCGTGATAAAAGATCAGCCAGAAGCCGAAGAAAAACCAATGGCAAAAAGTGATTCAGAAAAAACAAAAAAGATGGGAAATGAACAAGTAGAACGGGCTAAAAAACATCCAAAATATGCCAAGCTTAAAGCTGCTTTAGGCCATAAAGGCGCAGTAGATGCAATATTAAAAGAATTAAACGACAAGCAATAATTGACAAAATCGTAAATAGTATTAAGATAGTGAAAACCGTACCAATGCGGCAACATTGGGTTAATTCTTGGGATAAAAACCATGTCAGAAACACAAGCAGCAGAAGTAGCCCAACCCAAACAGGCTAGCACAGTAGTAACAAGTGAAAATTTAGCGGATTTTAATGCTAATAAATTAGGTTTAGCTTCCGAACAAAGCCCAACTGTGGCTGATACTGTAGATGAAAAATCCAGTTCAGAGCCAGCGGCAGAAGAAGGACAGAGTGAACCGAAATTAGCTAAAGATGAAGCAACCGAAACAGAAGAAAAGAAGCAAAACCCAAAGTTAGAAAAGCGTTTTTCTGAACTGACCAAAGCCCGTAAAGAAGCGGAAGCTAGGGCAGAAGAATTGGAAAGGCGTTTGGCGGCAATTGAAAGCAATCCGGCACCACAACCACAATCGGTACCGGCAAGCAATCAAAAACCGTCACCTGAAAATTTTAATGATGCTTTTGAATATGCGGAAGCGTTAGCCGAATGGTCAGCGGAACAAGCGTTGGTAAAACGTGAAATGGAAGTGCGGCAAAGGGAAGCAGAAACGCAGAAACAAAAGGTTATTCAAACCTGGCAACAAAAGCTTGAAGCTACTAAAGCCGAATTACCTGATTACGAAGATATGGTGGCATCTAGTACGGTGGCAGTAAGTGATCCAGTACGTGATGCAATTATTGAAAGTGATGTAGGACCAAGAATCCTATATGAACTTGCAAGTGATGATGAGTTAGCCGAAAAGCTAACAACCATGTCAGTATCAAGCGCATTAAAACTAATTGGGAAGTTGGAAGCTAAGTTTGAAAAGACTGAAGCCCCAGCTAAAGCGGAAAAAAAATCTGTAGCGGCTAAATCTAATGCACCCGAACCGATTCGGCCATTAAGATCAACTGGTGGTGTTGCTGATGTTGCGATTGACGGTGAAAAAATGTCATTCCAACAATACAGAGCCGCTAGACTTGCTGGCAAGATTCGATGAGGTTAAACCTAATTTAATTTTTAAGGAATTATCATGAGTAATAATTTACTAACTATTAGCAAGATCACAAACGAAGCTTTGATGGTCTTAGAAAATGAACTAACTTTTACCGGCCAAGTTGACCGTAATTATGATGACCAATTTGCTGTAGTTGGCGCAAAAATTGGTAGCACAGTAAATGTACGCCGCCCAGGCCGCTTTATTGGCGTTACAGGTCCGGCTTTGCAAGTTGAAGATTTTAACGAAACTAGCGTACCAGTAACATTGTCAACACAGTTCCACGTTGACACACAGTTCACTACTCAAGATTTGGCATTAAGCCTTGATATGTTTTCGGATCGGGTTCTGAAGCCGGGCATAGCGGCCATAGCCAATAAGATGGATCGTGATGGCCTGATTACTGCTAAAAACAACACCGCTAACATCGTTGGCACCGCTGGTACTGCACCAACTGGTTTGATTACATATCTAACCGCTGCTGCTTACCTAGATTCTGAAGGCGCACCACGTGATGGCCGCCGTTCAGTAGTTGTTGAGCCATTTACATCAGCATCTATTGTTGATAACTTAAAAGGCTTGTTTAACCCACAAACCACCATCAGCGAGCAGTACACAAAGGGCTTGATGGGGCGTGATTCTGGCGGCATGAACTGGTATATGGATCAGAACGTTGTGTCACAAACATTCGGTTCTTATGCTTCAGCAACATTGTCTTGTAACGTAACTACCGCTACTGGCTTCTTGTCAAGTGGCTGGGCATATTCAAGCAATATCACTATCGGTGCTGCTGGTGCCGCTGCTACATTGAACCAAGGTGATACATTTACCATTGCTGGCGTATTTGCGGTTAACCCACAAAACCGTCAGTCATACGGCAAATTGCGTAACTTTGTAGTTCAATCTACAACTGCAATTAGTTCCGGTGGTACTGCTACTGTTACCGTTGTTCCAGCCGTTATTACTGCTGGCCAATTCCAAAACGTTAGCGTAACTTCAACTGGTTCACAAACTGTAACCCCGTTCAACAACACCGGCGTAACTTCACCACAAAACATTTTGATGCACAAAAATGCGTTCACAATGGCTTGCGCTGACTTAGAGTTACCAGAAGGCGTACATTTTGCTGGCCGTGCAAGCGATAAAGAACTCGGATTATCAATCCGTGTAGTTCGCCAATACACAATTAACAACGATTCTATTCCGACAAGACTTGACGTTCTGTATGGCTGGGCACCGCTGTATCCTGAACTGGCTTGCCGTATTGCATCGTAATAAAATAGGGCTGCTAACCCCGCCCATTTTTAATCAATAATTTAAGGAATAAATCATGTCAGATCCAGGTCCAGCAAGTACCCAAACCATTCACCCAACAAACCTAGCCAGCAACCAAGCTATTCGTTTGATTGGTGTATTAACAGGTGTTAACGTTAACGCTACTGGCGATAACGCAATTCCAGTTCAAAACACAGGCAATTTTTCAGTAACCAACGTTATCGTAACCAATGCGTCAACAAGCTTGACTACTGCTGTAGCAGCAGTTTATCCAGCACCAAACGCACAAGGTACGGCTATTGTTGCTGCTGCAACTGCTTTGTCAGGTAATACTGGTTCAACCGTTGTTAACCAACTAACCGTAGCGTCAACCGCATTACAATCAACACAAAACATTTACTTCCGTGTAACGACTGCACAAGGTGCGGCGGCTACTGCTGATGTTTATGTTTACGGTTACGACTTTAGTAATTACTAAAATCATGCTGTAAGTGAGGAAAGCCACCCCCACAAAGGGTGGTTTTTTTCATTTTTAAGCTTATAATCAACTATCCTGCAACAAAGGAAAATTCATGACTACTTCAATTGGAATAAGACCAGTTGGTAAGACCACAGTTATTGCGGCTTCTACAACTGCTTCCACACCAGTATTAATCAGCACAAATAGCAATGACCAAATAAATTGGGCAGAATTTTCCAATACAGGCACATCTGCTGTTTCTGTTACTTTTACTACCATCGCTACTAATGCAGTTCATCCGGCAGCAGGAACACCAGGTGATTACACAATTAATGAAAATACTGCTGTAATCATAGCGGTTCCAAATGTACCTTATTATGTTTCAGCAATTACGCCTAGCGGATCATCAACGTTATACGTTACGCCCGTAGATGCACAATAAATAGGAAGTTTTATGACAAGCCCATCCAATTCGGCGGTACAGAATTTATTGCCGGTTCAGGCATATTTTGATGTTAACAATAATTTTGTAACGTTTATTGGCCAGGGCTTGCCATTTACGGCAACAATCAATCCTGATCAGTCTGGCCTAGACATTACAAACAGCGTTATTGATTCAACCACTATTGGTTTAACAACACCGTCATCAGGTTCATTTACTAACATATCAACCATAACAGGCACAATTTCAACGCAGCCAACCGCTGCAACTGACATTGTTAACTTGTTAGCGTTGCAATCTTATGTAGCCGGCATTAGTTGGAAACAACCATGTGCAGTTGCAACATTAGTTGATATTACGTTATCTGGTTTGCAGTTAATTGATGGCTATACAACGTTGGCCGGTGATCGTGTACTGGTTAAAAACCAAACAAATGCAGCAAATAACGGTATTTATTTAGCCAATGCTGGTGCTTGGACACGTTCATTAGATGCAAATGTTTGGGATGAATTTGTATCTGCAATTAGCTTTATTGAATATGGCACCCAGGCTGGTGGCGCATGGTTTTGTACAGCAACACCTGGCGGTACATTAGGCACAACACCATTAAATTGGTCACAGTTCACTACTTCAGCGGTTTATTCTGCTGGTACTGGATTAACTTTAACTGGCCAAGTATTTAGCATTACAAACACAGGCGTTGCTGCTAATACTTATGGTTCTGCAACTGCAACACCAGTATTTGCGGTTAATGCACAAGGCCAAATTACTTCTGTAACGAATACAACCATTACGCCGGCTATTGGTAGCGTAACTGGATTAGGAACTGGCGTTGCTACATTCTTGGCCACACCAACTTCTGCTAATTTAGCGGCTATAGTTAGTGATGAAACTGGATCAGGCGCATTAGTATTTGCTACTAGCCCAACGTTGGTAACGCCGGCATTAGGTACGCCAGCAAGCGGTGATTTCAGCACAGGCGTATTTACCCGGCCAACATTTAACCAAAACACTACTGGATATGCTGCAAG